TTCTAAGTAAGTTTTAAAAAGGATAAAAATTTAAATCTGAGAAGGATTATATCTAAAAATTATACGAAAGAGCAGTTAATGTTAAGTGACAGGGAACTACTAAACCTCTTTTAGATATGGATGTTCAATATGCAAAATATAATAATTTAAAATATAAAGAATAACAAGTTAATTAGATATAAGTTTATTGTTTAGAAAAAGTTACTACATAGGTAGTAATTTCTTTTATCTGAAATGTCGAAAAATGATGTCGAAACAAATATAAATAAAACAAAATATCAAATTTACAATTGAATTAATAAAAATAAAATAAGCATTAAAAACATTGAAAATGCTTAAGAATCCAAGTGCTGCAGGGGCATTTAGCAAACTTGTAATAAGTATTAAAGTTTGTCAAAAATATTTAATTACTTTATTTAAAACCAAGAAAAATTGTTGAAGGTGAAGTTATGACAAAGAGAGTTGGATATACAGAATTAGATATTGATAAAGTTCAAAGTATGGTAGATGAAGATATATCATTATCAGAAATAAAAAAGTTAATAGATGTAACTAGTAGTTGTATCTATGAAACAAAAACAATAACATCAGGACCAATAAGAGAGGTAGAAGTATGCCCACTATTTTTAAAAAAAGATATACCTGATGAATATAGACTTAAAAGAACTAAACAAGCTCAAAAGAACCTTAATAATAAAAACGCTCAAAAATACTTTATTAGAAAAGTGAATGCTAATTTTGGTGAAAAAGATTATTACATAACACTTGGTTATATGAATAAGAACCTACCAAAAGATATAGAAGAAGCAAAGAAAAATATAAATAAGTATATTAAAAAGCTTAACTATATTTATAAAAAGAATCAGATAAAAAATGGAGTAGCAAAAAACAAATGTGAAACTCTTAAATATATTCATGTAGTGGAATTTTCAGAAAGTGGGAGAGTACATCATCACATGATTATGAATAAAGTATTACCGATGGAGACGATAGAAGAAACATGGGTACATGGAAGAAGAAATAATATAAGATTTCTATCTCCTGACGAAGCTCACTTAACAGGGGTGGCTAAATATCTATCAAAAGATCCAAAGGGAAAAAAGCGTTGGGGATGTAGCAAAAACTTAAAAGAACCACAAACAACAAGAAGTATATCTAAATTCTCAAAAAAGAAAATAAAAAATATGTACGATAATAGAAATCTTATAGAACTAGAGATGGAAAGAGTAAATCCAGGCTATAAATTTTTAGATGCAGAAATTCACCTAAACGATTTTAATGGAAAGATTTATATATATGCTAGAATGCGAAAAATCTGAAGGAGGTTCACATGGAACAACTAAGATTAGAACTATATAAGGGATTGAAGAGTATAAAGGCTGGTTTAAAAGTATCAGAAATAAAAATGCTAAAGATTTTATCAAAAACTCTTAATAAAAAAGACTTTGATAAAAAAATTATAGATGAAATTATAGAATCAATAACATCAATAGAAATGTCTTTAAACATTTTAGAAAAAACTAAGAAAACAATAGAACCGAAAGTAAAAGATAGAGCAATTAAATCATCAGGAGAAATATATATCACAATAGATGATTATATGTTTGTAAAAAATGAGTGTAAACAGAATTATATAACTATTTATTTGATACATTCAGATGGGTTTTACGAATTTATTCATGGATTAATTATAACAAATGAATTAAATAAGACTTTAAATAATATAAAATCATTTGAAAACTATGTTAAAGATTGGTACATGGAAAATGAATGTAATTTAAATATGTATAGAGAAGATTTTTCAGATTATTATGATGAAAAAGAATAAATTAAAAAACGGAGACGACAATATGGGGATTAAAGACGGAGTAATATCTTTATTAGATATAATTGATAAGATATCAAAAGAAAAAAATATAGATATTCATACTGCAGATAGAGAAGAATTAACAAAAATATGGTTAGAAGCAAGTGAAGAATTTGAAAAACTATGTAAGGAGAGTGCAATATGATTCCTATAATAGCTAAACGTAGGCATGAAGAAATAGTAAATCAAAAAGAAAATAAGATAAAAGAATTAAATCATATTATCGAGAAGAAAAACAATGAAATAAATATATTAAATTGTGAGATTAAGAAGTTAAATAGAAAGTCTGAATTAGATGTAGCAGTTATTAAAAATTTAAACATTGAAAAAGAAATATTAAGTAAAAGTTTAGAAAAAAACGAAATAAAGATAGATGAATTTAGAAATTTATTAATTGATAAGATTGAAAAGGTAGATGATCTATCACAAGAAGTAACAAATAAAACAAAAGAAATATCTATTTTAAAAACATTTTTAAGTATTGAAGCTGATAAAATGATTAAACGATATGAGAACATACAAAGAAGAACGAAAAAAGCTAGAGTAAAAATTAAATGTGAACGTAAGATTGAAGAATATATGCTTAAAAAAATAACGTATGAAAGGAGTATTGGCAGATGAAAGATATAATGCAAGCGGCATTTATGATAGGCTTAATAATGATAGTGGCAGAAATAATGGTAAAAATATCTGACCAATTAAATGAATAATATGATATTACCGCAAAATTACAAAAGTGAGTATACAAAAGAAGTTATATGGAGCTGGACTAGAAAAGATGAAAAACTAAAAGGAAAGTACAAAAATGAACATGCGGGAAAAGTTAAGATTTATAAGTTAAGCAAAGAAGAAATGGAAGAATACTTGAAAAAGTTTAAGTAAATGGAGTAATAATATGAGGAATTACAAAAGAAGTGAAGCGACAGAGCAAATGGCAGTAGTTGCATGGTGCGAAAGAAATAAAGATATTTATCCAGAACTGCAATTAATATTTCATGTACCAAACGGAGGGAAAAGAAATGCAATAGAAGGGGCTAAGTTTAAAAGACTTGGAGTAAAAGCTGGAGTACCTGATTTATGTTTACCAGTTCCCAAAAAAGATTATCATGGATTATTTATTGAGATGAAATATGGAAAAGGCAGATTAAGCAAAGAACAAAGTAAATGGATTGAAGAACTATCTAAACAAGGATATATGTGTAGAGTATGCAATGGAGCTGAAGAAGCTGTTAGGGTAATCAATGAATACTTAGAAATAATATAATACTTAGCAAATATAAAAGGAGAAATAAAGTAAATGGATATAATACAAGAATTATTACCTGAAATTAAAGCATACATTGGTGTTTATGTATTTATACAAATGATAGGAGTGGTATTTGCAATTCCTTTCTTTATAAAACTTTTAAAAGAATTTTAAACTATTGTTTATATATTGAGGTGGATATTTATGACTAATGAAGAAGTAAAGCGAATTGCCAAAGAAGTGTCGAGAGAAGTCTTAAGCGAAATGATACAAGATAAAAAAGATAAGAGATTGCATAATACTAGATTACTAATGCGAAACTATAACTCATTAAAAGAGCATATAAATTCAAAAAGTGATGGAAGTATAGAGATAAAAGTAGATATTGATGATGAAGTATTAAAAACAGATTATATCTGGTTAGAAAGTGTTGCACGTTCAAAAACTAGAACTGCAAAGATGATGCAGTATGTGGATAGTAAATTAGAATATATTAAGAATAAATTTAAAGAAAAGAAAGAATATGAAAAGTATAGAGCATTCGAAATGTATTTTATTGAATATAAATCAAATGAAGAGATATTTGAAGAATTAGGATGTGGCAAAAACTCACCAAGACGTTGGACAGAATTAATTATAAAAGAGCTTAGTATACTACTATGGGGAATTGATGCTTTAGGGATTTAAGGGGGAAAAGTCGGGGTTTTAATAGGGAAATTAAAATGTTAAAATGTTAATATGGAAAAATTATAACTTAATGGAAAAAAAGAGAAATAATTAAATCATACAAAAAACTGCAAGGGTAATTGCAGCTTAAGTTTCTGAAAGACTAGGAGAAAACTAGTCTTATTTTATTTTAAGGGAGGGTTTTAGATGGGAAAGTCTAAATACTTTACCCATGTAGAACCTAAACTTGATGAGGTTTTAAAGTGGGCAAAAGACGGATTAAGCGATAAACAAATAGCGATGAATTTAGGGATTGCATATTCAACTTTTAGAGAATATCGAGACAAACATTCGGCACTTTCGGCAATCCTAAAAAAGGGCAAAGAAAGTTCTAATAAACAAGTTGAGAATGCGTTATTTAAAAGAGCGTTAGGATATGATTATGAAGAAGTTATAGAAGAACTTATAACTAATGATATTACAGGTATAGAAGAATTGAAGGTTGTAAAAAAAGTTACTAAAGTAGCTCATCCAGATACAACAGCAATAATTTTTTGGCTAAAGAATAGAATGCCAGATAAGTGGAAGAATGACCCGCACAAAGTAGATATAGATAAAGAAGTATTGAAGCTTAGACAAAAAGAGCTAGAGTTGAAAGGGTGGTAAAAATGTGGACATCATTAAAACAATTTTACAATTCTAAAGCGTGGACTGATTTCAGAAAAATAATAATAGCAGAGCGTAATAATATATGTGAGGAATGTGGAAAGTTTATATTGGAATCTAAACATATAACAATACATCACATAAAAGAATTAACTCTTGAAAATGTAAATGATTACAACATATCTTTAAGTGAAGATAATGTTAAAGTTGTATGTCATAAGTGTCATAACGATATACATGAAAGGTTTGGAGCTAGGAAAGTAAAAGAGCGTGGTATATATATAGTTTATGGAGCACCATGTTCAGGGAAAACTACTTATGTTCTTGATAACAAAAATAATGATGATTTAGTTATAGATATGGACAGCTTATATGAAGCAATAACGTTACTACCTAGATATAATAAGCCTGATAAGTTAAAATATAATATCTTTGCAATGAGAAATCTTTTAATAGATAATGTAAAAACTAGATATGGAAACTTTAATAGTGCGTGGATAATAGGTGGTTATCCTAAAAAATATGATAGAGAAAAACTTGCTAGATATTTAGGAGCGGAACTCATTTATATTAAAGCTGATAAGGCAGAATGTTTAGAGAGATTAAAGAATTGTAACGATTATAGACAAATAAACAGAGCTGAGTGGGAAAAATATATAAATGAATGGTTTA